TCCGTCTCTATCGCCCAAGTCACCAGATCACCGATGATCTGATTCAGCATGGGAGCGATGCCCGATACGAACTGATTCGCCAGCCCCTTGCCTGCGAACTCTAACAAGTGGAAGTTGTCGGCGAGTTCCGCGACCACCTTGATCCCGTCGTCTGTCATGGTAGCGCCGAACGCCTTGCCTACCCTTTCCAGTTCCTCAAGTTGTTCCTTGCTCATCACGAGCCACGGGATCATCGACACGCCTTCGCGTCCGAACAACTTCAACGCGAGGGCTGCCATCTCCGTTCCCTGCGTGTACCCCTGGAACTTGCCACGGATCTCTTCCAAGAGGTCCGCCATCGGCTTCATCTTGCCGGTGGCGTCGAGCACGTTGATGCCCATCTTCTTGAAGATTTCGGCGTTCTTGCCAACTCCGGTCGCCGCGTCCGTCGCGTTCTTCGCGAGGAACTTTAGTCCCTTGCCCACGCCCTCGATGTCCACACCCGCGACCTTCGCCGTGACCAGGTACTCCGACAACGTCCCGGCAGCAATGCCGAATTTCTGGCTCATCAACTCGACATCATGCGCGGTCTGGATCGCGGCGGAGGACATCGCCCCGAGGGAACCAACTCCGATCGCCCCGACCACCGTCGCGCCGATGTTGCGGAAGGCAGACTCGATCTTCCTCGCGCCCGACTGCATGATGGAGGTGATCTTCCCCATGTCCGCAGCCATCCTTGCGCTGTTGATCCCCATTTCTATGAGGACGCCGCCGCCGTAAGCCATCTATACCTCCGGGGGTTTCCCGCCCATCGCTACATGCAACTGCTTCACCATCACCAACATGTCTTCCACCGTCTGCATCTTTTCTTGCTTTCCGAGGATATCTTCCGGGGTCAACGGCGGATATTTGCTGTCCCGCCACACGTTGTACGTCGCGCAGATGATCGCCGCCGTCCGGTAATCCTCGCCCCGCTGTTCGACCTGCTTGCGGGAGATCAGCGCCTCGTACTCCCTCGGCGTCATCGACCAGAACTCGTCCTCGGACAAATCAAGGTCGTACCTCCCGATCGACCACAGGAACAGCCAACCGGGAGGCGTCAGTTTTTTGTTTCTTCACCCTCCGGTTGATCGGGCGTCGATGCCTTGTACGCCTCCGTGATCCGCTCCGTGATATACCCGATGTTCCCGGAGTGGAGCATGGCCCCGACCTGTTCCTGCGTCAGCGAAGGATCGTCGTGTTTCAGCGCAGCCCACAACATCGCCCGGAGGCTCTTCGCGTTCAGGGACGACCAGATGGAAGCGTCGAGGGAGTTCAGCCCCGTGGTTTCTTCAAAGAGGGAGAGGGCGTTGAAGTCGAACCGCAACGCTCTCTCCCGGTCGAGGTCGATCTTGACCGTCTTGATAGTCGGCCTCATTCATCCTCCCTTACGCACGGACAATGAGGATGGTGTAGTTCTTGGTCGTCTTGCCGGTCTCCGTCACGGTGATCGGAACCGTTGTGATAGATGCCGCCCCCCCGAGCGCGATCGCGCCAGAAGCCACTCCCGTGGCGACCACGTTCCCGGCGACCGTGATGACTCCAGCCGCAGCCGTCGGGGTGATGGTGACGGAGGTCGTCCCTGTGGTTACATTGATTGCGTAGGTTCCCTCCGTGCCCGCCTGAGCGGGAACGTAGGCAGGAGTGCCGCCCGTGCAGACGAAGAACGGGGTGGTGAGTCCGGTGGACGCCGTGACCGCGAGGACCGGCGCACCCGTGACCTGGATCTCTGCGGAAAACGTGACCTGCGATCCCGAAGTAAAATCCGTCTCGAACTTCGTCACGACGCCGGAGAACGTCCACGTGGCCGTCACCGCCGTCGGGAAGTAAAGGACGAACGCCTGAGCGGATTCCGAGTCGAAATCGGTTTGCAATCCGATCTGGCCGCTTGTGTCACCGGCGATGAAGTTCCCGGATAGGGCGATCACCCCGCCCGTCCGCATCCCGCCGATGAACTCCGTGTATCCTCCGGCGGTGTTCAAGTTCGTCACATCGATCGAAGCCCTTGATTTGCCCACCGGCCCGATCCTCGACAGTTCCGCGATCGTGTTCCCGTTCCTTTTGAGCAGCACCCCCAACGCAGCGATTGCAGTTGTCATGTCTCTACCCCTCCTGGTTCCAGATTGTGAAGTCTATTGACACCCTGTACGTCTCATCGTCCTCGAACATCTCCTGCGGATCGTCCTGCTCCGTTCCGAACGTGGTCGCTGAACGGATCGCCGTGATGACGGCCTCCGACAGCAACTTCGCTTCGGAATATGTGGTCCCGTAGCAGTCGACCTGCATCCGGGGATATTCAAGATTGCTGTAACCAGCGAGGGAGTACAACCTGTTGGAACTAACCCGCGTGTACACGACGAACGGCATCGTCGCTTCCTGCGGAGCAACGAGCGGGTAGATGCGGGTGTTTACCAACGCAAGTACGCCAGCATTCGCAGACAGCAGGGAATATAGTTTTGTTTCGAGACTCACTATGCCGCCTTCAAATATTTATTAACAAGTTGCTTGTTTGCCTTGACGATATATTCTGCGAGCATAACTCGCATCTTTTCAATCACTGTGCTCGTACTCTCATCAAATGCGTTGCGAAGGAATCTCTGTGCGGGATATCCCCGTTTGCCGAATTCCAGGAACTTCCAATAGTACGGGTCGTTCGCATATCCCGGAAGAAATCTCGACTTCATCGGGCCGATCATATATTGCATGACTCCCCATTTAGTTTGCCGCATCCTCCGCACTTGGATGGATCGTCGAACAAGACCAGGAGTTATTTCAATCCGTATGGCTTTTCCAGTCCCACTCGCCCTTCTTTCATGAAGTTTCCTTCTGCGTAATCTCCCACGCACCATCTTCATATAGTGTCGGGAGGGATAGAAGTAATGCGGTGCTGCCGCCACTGGCACGTTCGCTATTGCTTTATCTCTAACAATCTTTGCCCCTTCGATTACCGCTTTCCACCCGACCTTCTGCATAAGGTCATCCGGGAGTTGCTTCATTTTAATGGCGAGTTCCTCAAATCCTAATATCTTTATTTCCACCTACACGTCCTCCGCCATGTCTTCGATCTTTACTCCGCATCCGATGATCTTCGCGCCCAACTTGAAAAAGGCTACCCCGATAGACAAGCGAAGCCTCCACAGCGATAAACCCTTTATACGAATCGTAATCGTTATCTGCTTCGCCAGTTCCGATGCAGGAAACATGGCTTCCATCACACGTCCTCCGTCGCCATGATGACGACCTCGTTGTTCCTTTCAGCGACGTTCAAGATACTGACGATCTCGAACTCCCTTGCCCCCCACGCAATCTTCATCGTCGGCAGTAACCCCGCGATGTACCGCATCCGAATCTTGTGAGATACCTCCGCCGATATCTGCTTCGCCGCCATGTATTCCCGACCGATCAACGGTTCGACGGATGCCCACGTGGTGGCAAAGTCCGCCCACGTTTCTACCTCCGCACCGTATGCGTCGCGGGACTTCGTGTAGGTGCGTATCGTCACCCAGTGACGCAGCGGTCCGCTTCTCATCGGAACTGGATCGCCTTGTAGCGGTAATCATCCAGTAGTCCATCAACGAAAGTTCGCGGTATGGACATTACTGTCTGTCCGACGACGATCCCCTGCGGGTTATCGTACATCGTGCCGACCATGATCTTGATCCACGATTTGATGTCCTCCGGCACGTCGTCTGCGTCGCCGAACCCCGCCACGAATCTCACGCGGACGGCGTTGACTTCATCCCGAGTAGTAGGCCATGTCTCCCCGTAGGCGGGGACGATCAAGCCGGGAATCGAATCGTCGTCAACCGAGTACAACAACGCATCGAGCGTCTGCTCCGTTCCATCCGTGTCGATGTATTTGATCGACGTCACAGACTGTAGCGGAGGAAGAGGCACCACGATCCCGCCGGTCGGGAAGCCGTCGAGCACCAGCTCCCATGTTTGCGTTACGAGGGCATGCAGCGTGTACGTCTCCGCAAGTTTGCGCGCCGTCGTGATGAGGGTGCCGATAGCCGTGTCATCGGTGGCGGTAGCGACGCGAAGGGAAGGCGATAATTTCGCCTCGCTGGTGGTGATCGGCTCTTCCGCTGGCGGCGTGATTTCTTTGAGCGCCATCAATGCCCCCTGTATCTATTCGTCGGGTTGCTCGTTTTACGCCAAGGCGATGTAGGCGTCTCCGTATGCCGGTCGGCGTTAACCCCCTGCGTTCCGCCCCGAGGACTGGCCCCGTGAGGGGACTGCATCGCCTGCACGGTCGCACCCTCGTATGCGTCTACACGGTCGGATGCCTTTATTTCG